TTAATTGAATTTGAAGGCGAGTAATGGCTAAAAAACCACAAATACCATTAAAAGATATAATGGCGGCGATTGACAAAAAGGATAGAAACTTTTATAATAACTTATCACATGAAGGTAAAAAGGCTTTTAGTGCCTGGATGATGATGCGATATTGCAGTAGTGTACAAGGTAAACATGCCGCAGATTATATTTTTATGACAAATGAATGTGTAAACTATCAGTTTATGGAAGTTAGTAAACATCCAGAACTACAATGGTTGCTTTTAAGTACATGTGGTGTAGGCTCTATACAGTTTCATCCTTATGTAAAACCGCCTAACAGCAGGAAGAAAAAAAGTAAGATATTTGATTTTATATATGAGATATTTCCACATATGAAGGCAGAAGATATAAACAACCTTATAGATATTAATAGTAAAGAAGAATTAAAAGAATTAGCAAAAGCACACGGGTATGATGACAAAACCATCAAAGACATCTTTGGAAAGTAACACTTGTAAATGGTGTGAAAAAAGTTTTATGAGTGAAAGAACTCTTAGTGCTCATATGTGTGTTAAGAAAAGACGTTGGGCCGATAAAGAATTAACTCATATAAGACTAGGTTACAGAGTATTTCAGATGTTTTATGAACTTAATACACAGGCAAGTAAACCTAAAAGTATGGAAGACTTTATAAAGAGCCAATACTATGAAGGATTTACAAAGTTTGGTAGAAGTTGTATTGTAAACGAATATATGTCTCCAGAGAAATTTGCAGAATGGTTAATTAAAGAAGGTAAGAAACTTGCAGATTGGAGCAAAGACAAAATGTATGATGAGTTTTTGCTAACTTATGTAAGAAAGGAACCTGGCTTAAAAGCACTAGAGCGTACTATAATATATCTAAACAAGTGGGCAGAAGAGTCAGACAATGATTGGCAAGATTATTTTAAAATAGTAACTCCTGCTAGAGCAGTACATGATATCAGAAGTGCTAAAGTAAGTCCCTGGGTATTATATTTGAGCGAAACAGGCGGAGAATTGCTTACAAGGTTTAATGATGAACAAGTTAAAATGATCCAACATGTTATAGATACAACATTTTGGATGAAACAGTTTGGGCATAATAGAGAAGAAGTAGAAGAAATTAAAACAACATGCGAGGTAGCAGGAATATGAAAGAGTTAATTGAAAAAACATCACAATGGCACCATGACAGGAACCTAATTGATGGAGCAACAAGTAAAGACCAAGTACTAAAACTTATACAAGAAGTTGGAGAACTTTCAGATAGTGTATGTAAAGGAGAAGATGTAAAAGACGACATTGGAGATTGTCTAGTTATTCTTATTAATATTGCTGAAAGAGAAGGCACAACATTAGAAGAATGCTTAGGTGTTGCTTATGAGGATATAAAAGATCGCAAAGGCAAAATGGTAGATGGAATATTTGTTAAGGAAGAAAAGTGAATAGAAAACAAGAAATGCTAGTTATAACAATGGAAGAGTGTGCAGAACTTAGCCAAGCATGTAGTAAAATTATACGTTTTGAAAAAGATCAATGCCCAAACGATCTTTCAAACTTGCAAGATGAAATAGGCGATGTAATGTGTATGATAGATATTTTAAAAAATAATGGATTAGTAAGTGATGAGCAAATACAAGAACGTATGCAAATTAAAAAAGAAAAACTAATTAAATGGAGTTTATTGTTCAGTGAAAATTGATTTTGATGTAGACATTGATATGGCTAATAGAGATGACTTTCTTAAGTTAGTTAATCATACGCCTGCTAGTATTGAAAAAGATGGTACGTTTACTAAACACAATACTGGTGTCTACTTTCAAAACATTCCTAAGTTTCCCTTAGAAGGCTACAGCACAATAGATCATAAACAAGCAGAACAAGAAGGTTGGTTCAAAGTAGACTTTTTAAATAATCATATATACAAAGATATTAAAGATGAAGAGCACCTAGACAGCCTTATTGCAACAGAACCGATGTGGGAACTGTTTGGGCACAAAGAAATAGTTGAGCAACTATTTCATATTGCAAAACACTTTGAAATAGTAAAACAGCACCAACCTAAAAACATAGAACAATTAGCAATGATACTTGCAATGATACGACCAGGTAAAAGATACTTGGTTGGAAAGGATTGGAAGGATATTGAAAAAGAAGTTTGGGTAAAAACAGACGATTACTTTTTTAAGCAAAGCCACGCAATGGGGTATGCTTTAGCAATTATTGTTCAACTAAATTCGATTCTAGAAAATCTTAATCAGACTTCCTAATTAACTGTATTCCTCTTCGCTTGATTCTTTTCTTTAAAAGATTTTGAAGAGTTGTCATTGGCCCAAACATGTGAGTAACATCTTTCATAATAAAGGTTGTTAGATAAGGACGAAATGATTTCATTTCATGATGCAAAAATACATCTATGGGCATCATACGATTTGACTCCCACCACCATGTGTCGCCAAGTTCTAAAAGTATTTTAGTGTCATCTAAGTTTTTAATTTTTGATATGTCATAAAATGTAATTATAGAATTATCATAGTTCACAACAATACCAAAGTGTTCTGTCTCGCCATACTTAATACCAGTAATGAACGGAAACTTTTCTTGATACTTATTTTGCATAATGATATTTACCATCTAGAAAGATAAATACTAATACATAAAGGTTATAAAAAACATGAGCGATGGTGATCACAGATTATATTTATACGACGACCCAATAGATTTAGTGGTTACAACCGACTCTCTTTATTTGGACAACAGGCCTATGAACAATAGAAAACAACGAATACACAAAGGATTTAGTAACGAACTTACTTTTAATATACGCAATAGAGATAGAAAACTACAAAATGTTTTTAGTGAAACTCTATGGGCACATATATACAATCCAACAACTAAAAAGAGAATGCTAACAAGAAGATGTGAAGATACTAATAGCATTGGTATAATTAAATTATTTTTAAATGAAGGAGATCTTACTAATATAGATCCTGGATTATATAAAATGTATCTTACAAAAGATTCAGCAGAAACTAAAAACATGCCTATCTACTCAAATCAAGACCACGGTGTGTCTATGGATGTAGAGATACTTGCAGATGGTGTAATAGAACCAACTGCTACTCAGGTAGCCAATGTGTTTACACAGGTTGCAAACACGATGCTAGGTGATAGTGCAAATATTTTTACAACTAGTTCTATGTATGGCAACCAAGACAGAAACTTCCAAGATGCAAGACACTCTGTAGCAATTTACCCATCAGCATTTACAGGCAATATTCTGATACAAGGCAGTATTATAGAAAATGCACCTAATCCAGACGATGCAAGTAATGATTGGTTTAATATATCTAATGTTGCATTTACGGCCGCTAGTAATCTAAATCACCAAACATTTACAATTAATGCAAATTGGATTAGATGCTTAACATACCCAACTTCCGGTTCAGTAACTCAAATTCTTTTAAGAAATTAACTTGACATATTAAATATATCCTGTATAATAAACTTATGGATATAGACTCACTAGTAGAACAAGTGCATCGACTTGTCTTCGATCATTTACCTGTTAATACAAGTAGAACTCCTAGTGGTTGGACAACATTAAACTGTCCTATGTGTAGTGACAATAGAAAAAGAGGTGGCATTATAACTAGTGGTGCTAAAATATCTTTTAATTGTTTTAACTGCGGATATAAAACAGGATGGGCACCAAATCCTCACTTAGGTGGCAAATTTAAAGAACTAGTAACAACACTAGGCGTAGATCAAACTGAACTACATAAGTTACAAGTAGAATTGCTTAAACATCAAGAATTGTTAGAGCAAGAAGATACTACAGAATACGTTTACTCTTTGTCTAAATTTAATAAAGTAGACTTACCCGAAAATGCTTTAGCAGTAGATGACTTACCAGATGGGCATCGAGTGAAGCAGTACGCAATTGATAGGGGACTATACGGTCTATATCCATTGCTTTATTTTGATGAAACATTATATAAGCAAAGATTAGTAGTTCCCTTTTCATATAACGGTGACTTAGTAGGGTGGACAGCAAGACACATAAATCCACCTAACAAGCAAACTGCAAAATACTTACACAACATGCAACCTGGCTTTGTATTTAATGTAGATAGATTTGCTGACAGCAAAAGAGAAGTTGTAATTGTTACAGAAGGCACGTTCGATGCAATACTTATAGACGGAGTATCTATACAAGGTAATAGTGTTGGCCCAGAGCAGGCACAACTAATAGAAAAGTTAGGGCAAAGAATTATATTATGCCCAGACAGAGATGATGCAGGAAAAGATTTGATAGAACAAGCAATAGCATTAGATTGGGAAGTAAGTTTTCCTCCGTGGCATGTAGAAATTAAAGACGCCGCAGATGCCGTTTTAAAATATGGAAGGCTGGCAACAGTATCAAGTATCATTAAACACGCAACTAGCAACAAAATAAAAGCCCGTGTGAAGGGGAAAATGCTATGAAAGTATATGTAAATGGATGTAGTTTTTCATATGGACATAATGAATTATTTGAAAGAAAAGGCTTAGTTTGGCCACAGCACCTACATAACCATGATGACAAAGATTTAGACAAACCCGGGCGTTCTAGAGGATACCATGTTGAAAATGAGTCTCTATCAGGAGGAAGTTCACACAGATCATTGCGTATGTGTATGGATAGAGCAATGCGTCATGGACAGAAAAATCAAGAAGTAGATGTTATAATCTGTCAGTTGTCTAATCCGCATAGAGGAGAATTTTTTCATCAAGATCTAGGCATGTATATTAACTATATCTCTAATAGGTTTATTTTAGGTGAAAAAGAAATAGAAGTTTTCAAACAGCAAGGGTTTACAACAAGAAAAGATGCACAATTCTTTAATGAAAAAGGAGAATCTATAGAGGATGTATATTTCCATAAAAATGTATTATGGCATAACACAGTAATTGTACCTGAGTGGCAAAGACAAATTGAAATATTAGCATTATGTAATAACTTAGAAAAGTTATGCAAAATAAAAGGTATAAAACTTTTGTTCACAGCAATGAGCTCAATTTGTGTTCCGTCTTACCATGGTGATATGACGTTAATGCCCTACATTACAAAACCTATGAGTCATATTATAGGTAGAACAGGGTCACTAGTTGAAAGTGCAGAGGACAACCATCCAAACGAAGCAGGACATTATGAAATTTATAGATATATATTAAGTGAGTTAGAAAAATTATGAGCGATATAAAAAATTACAACGAAGAAACACAAGAATTGTTCTTGAGATTCTTATTGAGTGAACAAGACTTGTTTGCAAGGTGCCAAAGCATCGTGCAACCTGAGTATTTTAATTTAAAATACAGGTCAGCAGTAGAACTTTTTAAGAGCCATAGCGAAAAGCATAATTCAATTCCAACTCCAGAACAAGTAAGTGCAGTAGCAGGCATACAACTAGAGCCTATTCCTAATGTTACAATAGATCATCATGAATGGTTTATCAATGAGTTTGAAACTTTTTGTAGACATAAGGCACTAGAAAAAGCGATCATTGAAAGCACAGACTTATTAGAGAATCAAGACTATGGTACAGTAGAAGAAAAGATTAAAAATGCAAGTCAGGTTGGTCTTGTAAAAGATTTAGGAATAGAATATTTTGAAGATCCTAAAGCAAGATTACAATGGATTAAAGATCAAGCAGGTGCAGTAAGCACAGGTTGGAAAGGAATTGATTTAAAATTATATGGTGGCATGAACAGAGGCGAGATAACAATCTTTGCAGGTGGTTCTGGTGCAGGTAAAAGTTTGTTCTTACAGAACTTTGCTGTAAATTGGGCACTTGCAGGACTTAATGTTGCTTATATTAGTTTAGAACTCAGTGAGCAACTTATTAGTATGCGTCTAGATGCAATGGTAAGTGGATATAGCACACGAGATGTTATGCGTAATATGGATGATGTTGATTTAAAAGTTCGTATGAAAGCCAAAGGTGCAGGTAGACTCAGAGTAAAACAAATGGTCAATGGTGTTAATTGTAATGATCTAAGAGTATTTTTACGAGAATATGAAATTGCTAGTGGAGAAAAAATAGATTGCTTACTTGTTGACTATTTAGATCTTATGATGCCTATCAGTAATAAAGTAAGTGGTAGTGATTTGTTTATCAAAGACAAATATGTATCTGAGGAGTTGCGTAACTTAGCAATGGAAAGAGATTTACTGATGGTAACAGCATCGCAGTTAAACAGAGGTGCAGTAGAAGAAATAGAATTTGATCATCATCATATTGCAGGTGGTATTAGTAAAATACAAACAGCAGATAATGTTGTAGGTATATTTACAAGTAATGCTATGAGAGAACGTGGTAGATATCAAATACAGTTTATGAAAACACGTTCTAGTAGTGGTGTTGGTAGTAAAGTAGACTTAAAGTTTAATCCGGATACATTGCGTATCGAAGATTTAGAAGAAGGCGATGAAGATGCAATGACAATGACAACTACAGGACTAGTTGATCAATTAAAACGTGGTAACTCAATAAAAGCAGAAGATGAAGAATCCAAAGGCACTATTGATCAAGCACTGAACATGCACGAGTTCTTAAAGAAGAACGACTTCTAATGATAAATAGTAGTAAAGCATAATACCGCTGGAGAGATTGTGGCTAAACATAGAAGTATATTAGAAGAATTAAATAAAATTTCAGTCGATAAGAGCAAGGATTACGTTGTTGAAAATCGTGCAGAGCATGTAATAGCAAGTGCTATTAATCTATTAGAGCAAATTGACAGAAACTATACACCAGAAGAATCAAAGAATTTAACTAATAGGCTTGTAAACAGCATAAAACACCGCGACCCTTCAAAGTTTTCTAGAGGTATTAAAAAAATCATCAAAGAAGGCCTGAAGGAGACACCCGGTGAAGATTAGAAGTATCCTAACTGAGAATACCCGAGGCAAACCTTATCTGATTAAACGTATAACGGATACTGATGATGATAAAAGAGTTGGTTATAGATACTACTACATAGGTCCAAGTAAAGAATGGGCCGCAATACCCGATGATCATCCTTTTTATAAAATTAAAAGAGACGTAAGAACAAAACTTATTATTAGAAAACCCACTTCCACATTTAACAAGGACGGATCAGACGGTGACGTTCAAGCAAATGCAAGTATACTTAATATCAATGGTAAAAATACTACTAACGGCACAGTAGAATATGATTTAGCATCAAATGGTTGGATTGTTAAAGACTTTCCGCCTGGTGAAGATCAAATGGCAGGCCAGCCTCTTAAAGGTTTAACTCTCAGATCAGTATGGAATCAGTTAGGAGTAGGTATAGGCGGCACAACTCAGTCATTAGATAAAAGAAAAGAAAAAACATTCGGTAAAGGTGGCAAACTAGATAGATACATGTCCGGTAAGTCTGATGGCTATGCTCAAACTACCAGAGCAGATCCTAATGCAGGTAAGTTGCAAAAACTTTTTGTTGCCGGTGGAATGAAAGTAGCAGATAGATTAGGAATGTTTGGTAATCCTAATGCAACCATGGACCTTCCTCTAAATCAATCCATAAAAGATCTGTTAGATGGACAGGTTAACTTAGGCCTTGGCCCAATACTATTAGAT